CTACGTTAGATGTTCCACATTTAGGGAAATCCGACTCAGAGGTTATGAAGCAGATTTATCCGAGAAATCGAACCAGGGGCTGGATTTCAGGATGGGACCGAGGCTCTTATGTTCATGCTTTACCAAGTGGTATGCTTAATTTGAGAACCTCAACTATTATAGCCTTGGTCCGTCATGAATTAGTGTCTAGGCAAGTTGTATCGACTGTCGTTTTTGGGTCTGGCATTGGTGGAATTGCTCAAGGTCTTCTACATGAAAATGTCGTGCAAGACTTAACTTTGTACACTTTAGATGACCCAGGTTTCAATACAGATCCGATGGTGATCAATTATGCAAAGGAAAAGGGAATTGAATTAGATGTTATAGTAGGTGACTTTAGAACAATGTGTTATAAGAAGTTTGATAGGGTCTTTCTTGATGTAGCGAAACCTGTTGATGACTCCATTTGGTATAGTGATGATTTTGCGCACCGAGATGATCAGGAAGTTTATGAAGCTAATTGCTTGACAGAGGCTTTGTGTCGTGTAGAGGATGGAGGCACGTTGATTGTTTCAACAATGTGTGATATGGCCATGGTTCCTCATGAGTATCTTGGTTTCTTAAGTGTTTACTTTTCCAGGATCACAGTCGTTGAAGACCCTCTTAAAAGAACAGCTGGCTTCTTGTGGATCATTGCAGAAAGAAAACTGCATCGTAAGGATCCTTTTCTTCGATCTCTCACTCTTGGCAAGTTTGATTGGTATGACTGGCGTTTTCCTACTGAATGGTTTGAATTCTTTAATGAAGGTATGTCACGTCGGTTTAATAACCAGAAAGATATTTCCTCATACTGGTACCCTAAATTGCACTCACTCTTCAAGCCGCCCTTATGTACTACCTCTAAGATTGTCTGGTCCTTGGATTCCAAGAAATACCTTGACGTTGGACTTTCTCTCGAAAGTTTGGAATTTATTGAATCCAGTTCAATTATCTGGGTAGACTCATTTTCCCATTCCTGGACTTCGCGTGAATTAATTCCTTCTAGACTTGTGATGCAGTGTGGTACCGTTCGTCAACTAGGGCGTACTGTAACACTACCTGTACCAGACAGAGAATTTAATGCTGGGGTAGATTTATTTTCCATATCCGTTTTAGCCACCGCTGATCTGCTCCCTTTAGAACGCCAAGTAGACATTCCTTCTCAGTCTAATTTTGCTTTATTAGATGGATTGAGAAAACGATATGATTTTCCCATTGTGTCTTTTAACGCACGTCGATTTTGGGACGTGTTCGAACAATGGGCGGATTACTTAGGAGCTCGGGCTAGAGGCTATGATTTTGGACTTGTGTCATGGGACGATTTGAAAGACCACGCTTATCGGAAATCTACCATGGGATACATGTCGATATCTCCTTTTAAGAGCGTAGGTGAAGCACTAGATGATGAAAAGTACATGGACGACTATTTTGATAAATTTGTGGGTGGAGGTATAGCAAATCTCGGATTTCACGGTAGCCCTAAAGTTGAGAAGAAAGAACCAGACAGCCCAGGGCAGTATCTCGTTCCGCGAATTTTCATGTATAAGACAGGAGAGGTTCGATTATGTGAAATGCGTATCACGAAAAAGTTAAATGATTTCCTATTGGACGATCAGTGTAACCCACATGCATCCAACGGGGATATCTTTTATCGTGCTGCGAAAATAGTAGAGATGTTCGAGAGTTTTAAAAACCCCGCAGCTTTTGAAGGCGAATCCTCTAAGTTTGATGGTCATTTAGAGGCCGAGTTGTTAGTTCAACTGAGGAGATTCTTTTGCAAATTAGTATCTTATGGAAGGAATAGCTCACTACTACAGAATTATATACAGAGTATGACTGTGCACGATGTGTTACCAAATGTTTATCTAGCTTCCGGAGATGTGGTTTCCTTTCACAGAGGTGCCATGACGTCCGGACTATGGTGTACCTCGTGTGGTGATAGTGCAATAAACGAGATACCTAGTTTCATAGCTAAGATGTCAGCTTTGAACATTCCCTTTGAAGAGTGTTTCAATAGGTTTAAGACTTCTACTTGCGGTGATGATAAAATTGAGGTTGGTGAGATTGGAGACGTAGAGAAAGTTCTAAATGTGAGGAACTCGACGTACGAAGAGTTCGGTATAATCCAAACGAGTGAAAACAAATTAATTGAGAGACCTGAAAACTCAAGCTATTGTAGTCATGGGTACACCCGTGTGACTGAAGACGTCTGTGTTCCAGTTAGAGACCTTCATGAATTGTTTGCTCGACTTATTGTTCCTTGTGCTAACGGCCAGTTTCGCTTGGACTTCCCGATGGCGTCTCGCTCTTTATCGTCTGTTATTTCCTTGGTAGCTACGTATTGGTATGTCCCTGAAGTTGTGAGATTTTACGAAATCATTAAGGGGATGATACCTAAGAGTGTAATTCCGGCAGCTATTGCAAGGACACAACGTTGGAAATTCGAGTACAATCTTGGCGGTCTCGATCCTATATCCTTTTCTCTTCCTGAATTTCTACAGAGACGGTTCGGACGTGATCCTAGATCTGAAGTGATTTTGAATTCTTT